GTCCTGGTTGCGGGTCTCAAGCGTCATCGAGCCATACACAGCTTTCTTGCTGTACGCACCATTCTCCGAGAGCGGCTTGATGTACGGCATATCAAGGTAAGCAACCTTCAGCTTCTCAGGACGGATACCGAGGACGCGGTTTGTAGCGTCAGTACCAGCCTGGAAGACGTAACGGTGCTTATGGATCGTAACCGTGCCCATCGAGGTCTCGTAAGTCGTGACCGTGCGAACGATCGTGGTCGGGCCACCCGGAATGTTGACGAGCGAGTTCGTCTTCTGGGTGAATCCATCCATGATGCGCTTCATCACGCCGCCAACAAAGATGTCAGTAGCGACATCGCCGTTCGAGTTCGTCCAGCAGTCCACCATCTGACCATCAAGGATGGTTGCGGAGTAGACAGTACCGGAAGTCTGAACGGACGTGTTCGTGGACTTCGAGATTGCCTGGATGATACCAGACATCTTTGCGACCGTACCCGAAACGCCCGAAGCGAGCGTGGAACGGATAAGGTCAAACTCAACAGCATTACCCCAGTCCTTGAGGCCTTTCGTCGTCTGACGTTCGGTCTCATTGATGCCGGTGTAGTGCTGGATGACTTCCTGCGGACGAGCCACCTGGATAGCCTTTGCGACTTCCTGAACGATGTTCGTGAGGCGCGAAGGAGTGGTAAGTGTCGAGAGCGTGAAGTCTGCGCCCTGTTCGACTGCGAGGGAACCAGGAGTCAAGAGCGTGTCGGTGAGGAACGAGTGAACCATGTTGATGGCTTTCGTCTTACCGAGCATGTTCATGACCTGGTTTTCCTGAGCCGTGAGGATTTCGACCGCATTGAGGACAACGTCCTCTTTTGCGGAAGAGTCTCCGTAGGTCAAAAGACCAGATGCAATAGCCATATGCTATTGCGGATTGCTTACTCTAGGGTTTCAAGCACTGCCAATGTCGCAAGACGTTCGCGTTCCTCCTGATTACCGGATTCACGCGCTTTGGCAAGATTGTCCTTAGATTGTGCAAGCCGCGGATTAGAAACAAGTACCGATTTTAAACTCTGGCTCTTGTCGTACCCGATAGTCTTTTCAAAGATGGCCTTAAACTCCGGCGTATTAACTACTTCTTCTGGGTTCTGGCCCATTTTGATAATCGCGGAACGATACGGTGCGTAATCAGGGTTCTTTTCAAAAAAAGCATTCTCCTTGATCTGCCGAATCTCGTTAGCGAGAGCTTCTGTGTTGCCTCCGAGTTCTTTTGCAATATCTTCCTTGCGCTTACCGACGTAGCTGAACGTGTCCTTGAAGGACTTGAGAGCTGTAGCTTTGTCTTTGAAATTCTTGCCAAGACTTTCATTAAGCTCTGCGAGCGTCAATGTATCTGGCGAGTTATCAGGGACGTTAGAATCAGCTCCCTCTGGGGCTGGCGCGTTCAATTGAGACGCATCAGCTTGTCCATCTTGAGTAATGATGTCTTCTGGTTCCATATTTAAACGATACTACTTGTAAACGGGCAATTATTCGACTAAGTTGCCCGCGTGAGGTTGGCGGACAACCAAATCATTATTTCTCGTTCACCAAGTAAGACTGTTTCGGTTTGGTTGGTATATTGTTGTTTATGTGCTGGGCGACCGTTCCTTCAATGTCATTCGTAAGCCAACTAAAAAGGATTTCTGCAGCGAGCTTCTTTGCCTTAACCTGAACAGCCATAGCTTCAGGAGTAAGATCGACCACATCGCCTATCATCTGCAAATCTAAAATCTTTTCCGATAGGAGTGAACGGGCAACACCCCAACCATCATGCTCGAGCATAAGTTTGAGTTTTTCACTGGAAGTAGCTATCTTTTGAGTTTCAGGATCAAGCATATTAGCCAAGCTGAGGTGTCATAGCGTTCGTTGTGATGCCCTGTAGTGTTGCAGGCTCCTGTCCTGGCTGTTCCTGCGGCTGCTGGGGATTGATCTGCTGATTCTGGCGAGGCTGCGGAAGACCCATAAGGTCATATATCTGCTTCACAGTAGCGTCTTTATACTCAGGTGCGAGATTAAGCATAGAAATAAGATTTTGGACAGTAACCGTAGTATCCAGGTCTTCATTGGTCACATAGAAACGACTATCGAGCTGTTCAGCAATGATTTTCTGTGTCAGTTTTATGAACAAGTCTTTCTTCTTGGAAAGAAGTTCAATCTGGGTCTGAATCTCATCCTGCACCTTCATTGGGTCAGGGATTATTCCGCTTTCATAGAGTTCATCCAGCTTCTCTTTAGCGAGGTTAGAAACGATACGCTCGACGAGCTGCCGATAGTGTTCATCGTCTGATGTAAAGCGCACCAAGTCTCCTACTTGGATAGTCTTGGAGATCACCGGCAGCGCATGCCTATCCATCCAACGCTCAAGAAAGAACGCGATGCTGTCCTTCATGAGTGAGTAGGAAGACTTGGCACCGTTTGACTGCGTAGCCACAGATGTAGCCGTCTGAGATGCCGGTAGCTGCTCGCCAGAGGCCACAGGATACGCCTGGGTGACTTTCTGTGCCCAATCCGTTATCACTTCCTCGTCCTTGTAAGAAGTCTCGTCCACAGGTTCAACTTCAAACTGTTCGATGTCGTCCATCTGTGCAACAGTAATAGCTCCGTTAGACGGAAGCTTAGATAGCATCTGAGGAGTTATGTTTGATCCTCGGCGAATCTTGAAAAGACCCAACTGTGAAATATAGGACTTATTGATGCGGATATTCACAACCGTGTTCAGCCATTCCTGTAGTGCAAGAGCACGCTCTGCAGTTCCAAGACCATACCAACGTCCAGAAATGACTGCCATGCGGCATTCCTCGTATGGTTTGATGACAGTGCCAAACTTATCCTTACGATCGTTTACCTCAATCAAGTGAACGCGCTTATCCCCTGCTTCAAGGCCTGAAACAATGATATGGCCATCTATATAATCATCTGCGTCCTTAGCCTTAAAATCAGCAGTGATAAGACGCTTAGGGATTTTTCCCCAGCATTCCCATACATCCACAAAGCGTCCGGTCGTAGGGATACCCATGGTAGCCGAAGCACCAACGCGAATATCGTTCTTTGAGAGAGTCTGAGACCCGTAAATATCTTTGGTATTTATCCAACCAGACATTGATGCAATTTCATCAGGGGTCATAAGTCCGCGCTCGGTAAAGCGGAATGCGGATTGAATGTTTTTTTCTGCAGGGTCAATGTAGATGTGGAGCAGGTCTACCGTGCGACGCATAAGCTGGCCGTTTTCTTCCCAGGCCTTCCAAACTACAGTTCCATCAATAGCGAGCTGGCGCTCCAAGGTATCTAGCTCCTCCCCAAAGAACATCTTGGAAAGGTAGTCTTGAGTATACGCACGGGCTACGTCTGTAATTGCATAGCCATCAGGGTTAGAAGCCCTGAATTGCAGGTCTTTCTGGTCAAGGTCAATGTTTTTAACCACATCTTCCGTGAGAGTGCGGATGAGCGGCACCCAGAACTTTTCCCGGCTTGTAGTGGGATCGGTCGGCGTATCAAACACGCCCCAATAGTTCTTACGGACAGTACGGATTAGTTCACGCATGCGGAAACCAACTTTTTCGGTCACGTAGCAAACTGCGTCTTCCCAATTGACACGTTCCCGATCAACTATATTTATCGCCTCTGCCTCAACATCAGACTGAATCTTCTTCTTGCTAGTCTTTGCCATCGTGTCAATTATGGCAACGAGCAAAATGGGAGTGAATTATTTAAAAGTATGTCCGTACAGGTTAAATTCCTCGTATATTTCTTCTTCAGGAGTGACGATAGAAGCGATCGCATAGCGCACAGCATCCATCGTATGATCGAATCCACCATCCGGTACATTTATGATTTTGCCGTCCTTGTCAGTTTTCCACAGATAGTTCCTATATTCTTTGATTATGTTTACCGAACGCTTGGTGACTGATATGCGTTGTCCTTGGACATACTGAACACCTTGATTGATTGATCCTGGGCCTTTTGTTGTCGGCAGGATATTAACCCCATAAAGCTTAAGTTCGTCTATTGATTTAGGCTCCGCGCTATCAGCAATAACTAAGGAAAGCGGCAAACCTAACAGAATATCCGCTAGCTGTTTGTTTGAAAGGCTTTTCTGATAGGTTATCTCGTCCAAGATATACCCTCCTTGGTAGTAATATACGGCTACTATAGCACTAGGATCGTTCGTATATCCAAAGTCTAGGCCATAACGCTCAAGACGCGCCTCGTGCGGTATGTCGTCAATAATCTGCCAGTCCTTATATATTTTGCCTTCAACTTCGCCTAACTGTCCCAAGCCGTAAACTTGCCACCAGCTTTTACGTGTTTTGCGCTGTTCGATAGAATCAACTATTTCCTTTGAAAGAGCTTCGTTGTCCTTGTATGTAAGCGTTATATGTTCTACGTCGTCACGTTTTCCAAGAACGTCAGTATAAAACCAAAATTCGTTAGTTGGGTTCCAGTCTATGAATATAAACTCTTTCGTACGAACTTCGAGCTGATCGAAAGCATCTAAAGGGATATTATTTGCCTCATTGATGAAGCATCTGTCGCGTCGTGCGCCACGCAGTTTGTCAGGCTGATCTGCGCTAAAGAATTCTATTTGCGAGCCTGTCTCAAATGTATACACGCTATCAGTAGCATTCCACCGGTCGTCTTTCCAGTATTTGTGCTCGACCATTATGGTCTTGAAGTCACGGATTGCTCCGCGTTTAAGGTGAGGCGTTGACTCTGAAACTATAGATGTAAGGGTCTTTTTTGCATCGCTCTGCGCGCGGTCGATGAGATACAGCAAAATGCTTATTGTCTTAGAAGCGGAAGTGCCTCCCTGTATTGCACGAATCTTCTTATTGAGGCGTGCTACTTTCTTTGTTGCTGTCGTTATCTGAAATGGCATTCAATATTCCTCCGAGAATTGGAGTCGGCAAGTCACGATCGTTCGTTGTCAGGTCTGCACCTTCACGATAACCATGCTTTGTGAGAAGAACTTTTGCTATCGTTGAATTGTATTGGCCAGAAAGTCCTTTATTTACAAGCTGACTAGCCTGCTTATTTCGCAATTCGTCAATAACGTTGGAAAACTCTTCGTGTTTGTTTTCCCATTCGTAGATTGTTGTCTTATTTACCTTTAATTCATAAGCCAGTCCTTCGATTGTTGGGATCTTTGGATTGTAATGAATATACGGTTCTTCAACTACCTTATCTTCTACGAGTTTAGGCTTATATCTTACTTCGTGTTCTTCGTTACAGGCTTCGATGTATTCCTTGGTCTTCTGTAACATTTCCTCACTGTAGGAAGTAGGGCGGCCGCCTGGATGTTTCTGTTCAGTTGTGTTCTGTTCTTCCATAGTTGCTTTATGAGAGGCACTGTACCCCCGACCCCAAGAGTCAGGGAGGAATGTAAGTCCCCCATCTTACGATGAGGGTACAATGCCCCTTAAAAACTACTTCTTGTATGCTTTCTTGGCCGCCTTCACGCCGTTTTTAGACTTGACCTGCACCTTATGCAAGAGCTTGTTTACCTGTGTATACTTTGTGGATTTCATATGATTTTATTGGTTATTCTTCGACCTCTTTATAATCTTTAGGCTTTTCGTACTTGTCAGCGTTTGCAAACTCGATTGTGAGGATGTCACCGGCCTTCTCTGCTGCGATCTTGACTGCTGCTTTTATATTCAAGGCTGCGTCGAGAATGTTGTCGCCAATCTCAAGATGACCGCCTGCGTTTTTCTGAATCTGATTGTATGGTTCCCGGATTGCTTGACTAAGTATGTTCTCTTTGAGCCTATCGGATATTTCGATAAGAGTGAAGCCCCCACCTTTTACTGATCCTCCTTTAAGCGCAGCTTTGACAGAATTTACACCATTAAGGATTTTCTTTTTGATATAGCCTGTATGTGTCGGGGTTGCGCTGCCGATCTTTATAATTCCAATTCCTCCTGAGAGTTTAGCGAGACGCTTTTTGAGCTGTTCTTGGTCAAACTTAGACTTTTTCTCTTTTAATTCCTTGGTTATCTCATCTAGACGTTCCTTTGTGTCGCCTTTTGGCTTGATGAATGTCGTCTTTTCCTTTGAAACAATGACACGGGCAGCCGATCCTAAATCCTCCTTTGTGATCGTTTTTGCATCGAATCCAGCATCCTTATCGAAGAACTTAGCTCCCAAAGCTACTGCTATATCTTTCATTGGCTCAGGGCGGTTAAAATACGGAGCTTTGATAGCTATGATGTTGAAAACGTTGTTTATTTTAGCGGTTACGAATGAGTGCAAGACTTCCTTTGAAAAGTTATCTGACACAACGATCAAGTCACGGATGTTGTCTTTGTAGAGAGTCGTTGTGAGCGGTGCAATTTCTTCTTTAAAATCAATGCTTTTATTCGTGACCAAGACCAACGGATTATCTATAGTGTATGTCTTGTCATCTCTGTTAGCAAGTACCTCAGAAGTAAAACCTGCTTCAATCTCAAATCCCTCTACAATCTCGGAGGTTACTGTGTCATCATAACTATCGTCATAAGTCACTATTCCGTCCTTTCCAATGACATTGAACATACTTGCAATCATTACCGCATGATCCATGTTTTCAGTCGCGGCAAAGGCGACTTTTTTCATGTCTTCCAAAGTTTTGACTGGTTTTGCTTCCTTCTCAATTTCCTTGCAGATTTCTGCAGCCGCCCCGACGATCTGGTTGCGAATATGAATAGGATCAGTGTTTGACTCTATAAAATCGCTTTTAGAATCAAGCATTTCCATGCCTTTGTTCGTAAAGGCTTTAAGGAGATTGGTCGCCATGGTCGTGTTATCACCACCTTCGTCAAAGGTCGCATTAGTAACCTCTTTGACCCGTTCTACACCAAGCTGCTCGATTTCATCGTCAAGGTATATATCCTCAGCGATTGTCTTCCCGTCGTTAGTAAGCTCTGCAAGCTGATATTGGCGGCCTAATATGGCATTACGCCCCGAAGGGCCTTGTGTAAGAATAACCGCGTCTGCAGCGAAATTTAAGCCTTTTACGACGGCTTTACGGGCATCTTGACCAATTTTGTAGACTTTCTTTATCATGTACAGTCACATTCGATGTTATGGAGTAATATCGTGCATAGTGGACAGCGCGGATGGGTTTTAATTGATGTCCCACATTTAACACAAATCGTCTTTCTTACACGGTGAGAGTGGATTTTAATTTCTCGGTACTCTGACTGTTCAGGAAGCCACAAGGCGATAGTGGTCTGGTGACAACTATACATTTCGGCCAATTCTTTCTTGCTATACAGTCCCGATCCGTATAGTTCCCGTATCTCTCCAATTTGTTTATCAGTGAGAGAACGCATTGCAGTTTAGTTAAGTCTCCTTAACTTCTTCATTAGTTTCAGTTGTCTCAATATGCTCAAATAACTCTCCTTCGAGAATGTTTAAGGCAGATACTATATTCGCTGCATCTCCAAGCAGAAATACACCTGCCTTTTGAGCTTCGATGAGTGCATTTTTGATAAGATTAAAAGACTGTTGTTTGTCCATATATGCTTTAATCGTAATATTTTTTTGGTAATTGTTCATTATTTTCTGTTACTAAACCTGTTACTAGCGGTGTTAATTGCTTGCGCATGTGGTAGTAGTTCAGATTCGCTTTTCGGCGGCAGTCAAAGCACAGTGCGTTCTTGACTTTTACAAGACGCTCGACCTTTTCTCCACATTTGCAGATGTATGTGTAGATAGTTTTCATAGCAAGGTTCTTTACTTGTTAATGAGCACCAGAAT